CTCCAAAGATCCTTTTGCCAGAGATGCTGCACATATCATTGTGGGTAAGATAATATCCCAGACACAGCTTATAGAAACATATCCTGAGTTTGAAGAGCATATACGTGAAGCAACAGAAACGAATTATATCAATATAGTATCAGAATCACGCTATAGCCTTAAGAGTGAAGACGTTACCTTAAAAAGGCGTATAAGCGGGACCACTATTACTGATGAGCGTGAGTTAGAACTGTTTGAACGCTATAGTAAAATCAAACGTCCTTACTATAAGATATATGATCCGTTAAGTGATGAGCAGAAGGTTTTAAACGAAGCAGACTTTGAAGAATATAAGAAAGAGCCTATTGTCTTGATAACCAATGCAGGTGAGCAGACTGTCTTTACGGACAAAAGCAATGTAGGCACTTACATGGAGATTCAAAAAGAATTTGGTGATACATATCATTTAATGCTAGATCCAATGAGTGGTCAGCCTGTTCCTATGGCAGGTGAAGAGCATGAAGGCTCTATTCCCGGCAGTACTACTACCATTGATGTCTTAACCAAGGCTGACCTTATAGAAGATGGCGGTATCATGGTAAACGAGATAGAAATTACTCAGATACAGCAATGTGTCAGCGTGGGTGATATACAGTTGTTTATGGTGGACCTGCCAATCGAAGATTACCCTGTTGTACCGTTTATGAATGGTTTTAACCGCAATCCTTATCCAATGAGCGATGTAAGGCTGGTAAAAGGCTTACAGGAATATATTAATAAGATCAGATCCCTGATCGTAGCTCATGCATCCAGTTCCACCAATGTTAAGCTTCTTATACCACGTGGCAGTATGGATAAACAGCATTTAGAAGAAGAATGGGGAAAAGCAGGTACAGCAGTAATAGAATTTGACCCAGAATTGGGGCAGCCGATTGTAGCAGGTCCAGTACCCTTACCTAACGAGCTATACAAGAATGAGGCTGATGCACGAGCCGATATCGAAAGAATCCTCGGTATATATGCTATGATGCAGGGAGATGTCGGCAGTGCACCCCAGACATTCAAGGGAACGGTTGCTTTAGACGAATATGGTCAGAGAAGGATTAAATCCAAGCGTGATGATATAGAAGAGTGTATAAACCAGCTTGCCAAGGTTGTAGTCCAGTTGATACAGTTTGTATATACAGATGAGAAGGTATTCAGGCTAATGCAGCCGAATAACAGACCATTAGAGATGCAAGTCAACAGCCCTCTATACGATGATGTTGGTAATCTTATTGGCAAGATAAATGATATTACTATTGGCAAATATGACTTAATTGTACTGTCAGGCTCTACTCTTCCATCTAATCGCTGGGGAAGATTTGAGTACTATATGCAGTTATACGAAAAGGGTCTTATTGATCAGATTGAGGTGCTTAAGCAGACTGATGTTGCAGATATGGAGGGTGTGTTAGAGAGAGCGGGACAAATGCAGCAAATGCAACAGCAGATGCAGGCACAGGGTGAAGAGATTAAGAAACTTAAAGGAGATCTGCAGACAGCACAAAGAGAGTCCTTACATGATAGAAAGCGTGTAGAAGTAAAAGAATTTGAAAAGAAACTGGCTAAAGCAGAGGCTAAGGTTGAAATGGCAACTAAGCTTTACCAGACACGCCTTGCAGATGAGTTAAAGGTTGCTAAAGAAGATATAGAGGACTTTGATGAACGCAGGAATACGCAGCGTTCAATGAATGAAGAAATGCTGAGGCTGGAAGAGTAATGGCATACGAATGATAAAAGGTGCATTAGTTGGAATAGGTGCTGGCATGGGAGCAATGGCTCTTTTTAATGAAGGCAAAGGAGAAACATTTACTTCTTATCCCGAACAAAGTAGATATCAACAATTTAAAGAAGATTCGTTACGTGCAGAAAGATATGCAATTCATACACCACTATTGCAAAAAGACTCAGATGGAGATATCATGGGTTTTGCTCTTAAGAGATATGGAAAAGGGGATACTGGATACTCAATAGGCTCTTTAATGGTAGCTGCAGATAGAGATTTAATTAATTCTAATATGTCTGTTAAGGAAGTTAAAGCAATAATGGAAAGAGAAGGTTTATCTCCCTATGGTTTTAAAGTAGACGAAGGAATGCTTTCTGAAGTGTTTAACCCCTATACAAAAGATTTACCACAAGGCGATACTATAATGCCAAAACATTTTGATCCAACACATGATTATCTTGGCAGAGAAAGAAACCCTAAAGGAGCTTGGGAAGGGTAATGGCTAAGAAAAAGATTTATATCAAGCCTAGTAAAAGAGGCAGTCTCAGAAAAGCTACAGGCACTAAAAAAGGTAAGAACATAGCAGCCAGTAAGCTTAAAGTAAAAAAGAGCGATTCTACGGCAATGAAGAAGAAGAAAGTCTTTGCCCAGAATGCTCGTAAATGGAAGAAAAAATAATTGAAGAAAGCGGTTGCTGGAAATAACCAAACCGCAAAGGAAAAGTAATGGAGAATATCTTAGAAACACGTGAAGCTGATCGTCCTGTTGTAGAGAACGCTGGATTGCAAACAGAGCAACCCAGTATCCCTATGGGGGAGATACCTACAGAAAATCCTGTAGGTACGGGCGAACCAATCACGGAAGAACAAACAAACGAAGTCTCCCCCAGAGACGACTCAACTCGTTTTGAATATTGGCAATCACAAGCTGACAAAGCCAAGGGAGAGCTAAGTGCTATACGCAGTGAATTGGAGTACTACAAGACTAATACAGTACCACAAAACGCTGACCAGCAAGGCTCACCCTCCAACGGACAAGTTCAAGGACAACCGCAAGGACTCCAAGAGCCTTCATTGAAGGAGCCTACAGCACCTGAAAGACCACATTCATACAATGAGGTCGATGCTTATAATGATCCTGAATCGGATTCCTTTAGGTATCGAATAGCTAAAGAGTCATACAGGGACCAGTACATTGACTTTCTCACAAAGAAAGATCAGGTACGGGATCAGGAAATGCAGACACAGTACCAACAGCAGATGCAACAGCAACAGCTACGTATGGTACAGTCTCAAGCCATGAGCCATGCTGTGAACAATTTTGGTTACGATAATCAAAAAGCTGCACAGTTTGTAGAATGGTCGCAGAATCCCGATAACCTTACTCTTGACAATTTAGCCAAGTTGTTTGAATTGAGAACTAATCCCAACCCAGTAGTAAAACAGCGTACTGAAGAGATGCAAAATCAAGCAGGTCGTTTAGCTGTTCCTAAAACTGCAGCAGTGCAGACAGGACAGTCTGAACAGCCTAGAAGTGATGAGCAATTATTTAGTGATGCTTTACTGGGGAGGTAATAGTTATAAAGTAAACTAAAATAAAAGGAGAATGAAATGGCAGCTACAGAAAAGCTACTAAAAGCTTCTGGTGTACTTTATACGGATCGACGAAATTTTTACGTAGATCCGCAGGTCACTAGGGAGTTATGGACAGACGTTGCACCTTTTACTACATTGGTTAGTAATCAGGAAATGCGAAAAGTCCCAGACCCAGTGTTTAAGATGTTTGAACATCGTAATCCTTGGGTAAAGCAGTTATGGCTATGTAATAGCGATACTGATAACATTGATTCAGATGGCAGTACTACCACAACTGTAACAGTTGATGGTGCATCTAATGTCACAATAGACGATAGTCTAAAAGGTATTATTGCAGAAGTATGGACAGATGGATATGGATCAAAGAAAGCAATAGTCAGAGTTCAATCAGTTACAAGTTCAACAGTAATTGTTGTTACTGGTATCTGGACATCAACTGGCAGTGATATTGCTTTAGCAGATAACGACATATTCTTGGTCATTGGTAATGCACAGGGTGAAGGCTCTGAATCGCCTGATGCATTTTCTGATGAATTGCAAGTGGTCTACAACTCTACTCAAATCTTTAAGACACCTTTACAGGTTACTGGTACTTTAGAAGCAGCAGTACTTCGTGGAGATTCTTCAGAATTGGCTAGACTTCGTAGAATTAAAGCCCAAGAACATAAGATGCAAAAAGAGAAAGCGTTTCTCTTTGGTAAGCGTTTTGGAGGCACTGGTCTTCAAGAAGCTGCTTATGATGCTGGTAATAATGATACTAATAACGATGAGACATTTGCCGATGGTGGCAACGTGGATTCCGATGGAAACCTAGTACGTACTACTTATGGTATTGTTTCTGCTTTAGAAACCTATGGTGAGGATACATCTACACATGATGCACAAAACATATTCACAGTTTCTTCAAGCTACGGCTATGGAGATTTTGTAGATGATATGGAAAAAGTATTCCAGTATATACCAGAAGCAGGTTTAAAGCGTGCTTTTTGTGGTGCTGGTGCTTTGGGTTACTGGTCTAAAATGGCTGGTTCTTCAGGAATTGCTGGCAACTCAGGTTGGACAGTTTCTCTTGGAGATATGAAGCGTGATTCTCTTGGTTTCAATTATCGTGTACTTGAGACACCTCATGGAATGTTGCAGTTGATTCCAACTCCAGCTCTGCGTGGACCATATAACAAGTGGATGGCAATTGTATCTGATGAGAATCTATTCCATGCAGTGTATCGTCCTTCAATGTATCAGACAAACATCAAGACCGATAATGCCTTTGATGGCGTTAAAGATCAATACATGTCTGATGAAGGTGTTGGTATACAGCTAATTGAAAGTCATCATCTGTTTAAAATCACAGCATAAGGAGGCTTAAAATGGCTAGACCTTATTTAGGTGGTTCAACTTCGGGTGTTAAAACAGTAAGCTCTGATGCATCATTAGTCCCTGCTGATTCTGGAAAAACAATTCTCATGGGTACGAATGGAGTGGATATAACTCTTCCTTCGGCTGCAGCGGGAATGGAATTTCAGATCATACAAACAGGTGATTATGATACAGCAGTATGTACTGTTGTTCAGGCTTCTGCTACTGAGGATTTTTATGGAGCCTTGTATGGCTCTACTCAGGGTGAGAATGCTGGCACAGACGCTGATGTAGCAGCGGCAGCTAATACCAAAATAACCTTTGCTGCTGGATCCTTAAAAGGAGATAGAGTAAGGTTAGTTTCTGATGGAACTGGTTGGTATGTAGAGGCTTTTGCTCAAGTCTACAATGCAATAACATTCGATAACTAAACAAACGAGTTGGGGGAGCGTAATGCTCCCCTAACTTAGAATTATGACACAGAAACAATTAATAGAAACAGTACAGCAACATCATCCGCATCTTGGCGAGACGCAGATCAGGATCTTTTTAAACAAAGCTCTGGATGAATTTTGCAGGAAAACAAGAGTACTAAAACAGCTATATACATTTCCTACTGTTGCTGATCAGCGTTATTATAATCTTGATGATGCTATAGTAGAAATTACAAGAGTAGATTATGACAACTATGAAATACCCAGACTGGTGGGGCAACCTGAGAAGATGGATACAACCTAATGTCAACAGCAGAGAGAACAAGTGCGTTAAAGAAAGTATGGTGGATAGAGAGAGACGCTATAGCTATAGCAACTCGATCAGACAGCGACAGCAGCACAGATTACGTATCAGTAAGCGAAGTCAAGACTGTCAATGTACATGCGGTAAAAAGGGATGAGGATTTTGTAGCATCTGGGACTGGCATTGCTCTTGCTGAATCTCCAGCAATACCTACAGAGTTCCATGATGCTTTAGCTTATTATGCTATATCAAAAGGATATGAAACAAATCCAAACGGATTGCAGCAGGCTACATATTTCAGGACACTCTGGAGAGAAGAATTAAATGAAGCAAAGAAATATGCTAATAAACAAAGAGATGGCTCAACCTATCACATAAAACAATACGATTACTAATGGCTTTTACAGAATCAACAATAGATGCAGACGGAACTACTTTTACACCAGTAGCTAATGCTTCAGCTACTTTTAGCAGTGTGAATCCGATAGCAACAACATTTACTGAAGTAGGAATATCTGGATGAGCTTTAAGACAGAAATAGAAGATTT